AACCCACTCACCGGGGAGACGGAGGTCTACGACGAGGACGACATGGAGCAGGTCGAGGACGAACTCCGCGCCGCAGGCTGGAAAAAGCTCAAGGACCGCAAGGTGAAGCGCCGCAAGGTCTATTGCGGCTTATTCTCCGGCGGTGAGTGGATCGAGGAGCCGAAGCTGATCCCGTTTGAGTGGATCCCGGTCTTTATCTTCAATGCGCGCCGCTCGTTTATCGACAACCAGGAGCGCGTAATGGGCCACGCCACGCTCGCAATGGACGCCCAGCGCCTGGAAAACCTGATCGTGTCGATGATGGCCGACCAGGCAGCGCAGGCAGGCGGCGACAATATCCCGATCATGGACATTGACATGATTCCGGGAAATCTCGCCAACGCCTGGGGGGATCGCAACACGAAGCGCCCCGCGTACCTGCCTGCGAAATCGCTCCGTAACGCGTCTGGTGAGGTCGTCCAGCAAGCCGGGCCGCTGGGCTACACTCCGGCGACTCCGCTCTCTCCGGCGCTCGCTGCCGTCCTCCAGTACACCGGGACGACGATCCAGCAGATTGTCGGATCCTCCCAGCTCGAAGCGCTGCCGTCCAATCTGGCGACCGAAACCGTGGAGGCTATTTTCGCCCGCATGGACGGCCAGGGCGCGCTCTATATGGACAACCTCGCCAAGACGTTGCGCCATTGTGGCCGCGTCTACCTGTCCGCAGCTCGCAAGGTCTACGGCTCCGAGTCTTACGTGAGGATCCAGCAGGAGGACGGGAGCGACGATCTCGTGTTAATGACCGGGAAAGTGGTCGATCGTGAGACGAAGGAAGTGATCGCGATTAACGACCTCAAGCGCGGCAAATATGAGATTGTGGCCGACGTTGGCGAGTCCTCCCAGACGCGACGCCAGCAGACTGTCCGCAGCCTTACTAACCTGTTAGCGACCATGCAGCCGGGCGACCCTAACGCGACGATCGTCATGAGCCTGATCATTGCGAACATGGACGGCGAGGGCCTCCAGGACTTCAAAGAGTACACCCGCCAGCAGCTTCTCCTCTCCGGCATCGTGAAGCCGCAGACGGACGAGGAAAAAGCGATGGTGCAGCAGGCCCAGCAGAGCCAGCAGGAGCAGCCGGACCCGCAGATGGTCGCAGCGCAGGGCGTCGCGCAGCAGGGCCAGGCCGCCGTGATGGAGCAGGAAAACAAACGTCTGGAATTGCAGCTCAAGGCGCAGGGGACTCAGGCAGACGGCCAGCTAAAACAGGCGCAGACCGTCAAGACGATGGCCGAGGCCGCAGCTATCCCGCAGGATCAGCTTATGGCCGCCGTTGCTATCCTCCAGAAGTACGTCACGGCCCAGAGCCAGGACGCGCACAAAGAGGCGGATCGTTTCCTGAAAGCCATCGGGCAGGGCCACCAGATCCAGAGCGACCGCGCAGCGCAGGAGCTGGCCCAGCGCCAGGCGCAGCAGCAGGCCGACAACACCCTGGAGCGTGCCGCGCAATAAATTTAACGATAGCAGTAAAAAACCACTTTACAGCCCGGCAAGTCCGGGCTATTCTTTCTCACGCAACATCACGATAACGTGATTAACCGAGAGAGGACACCATGAAAGAAATCACCACCACCCCAGCGGCCCGCGTCTTTGAAATCACCCCGCGCGGCGGCTTCGTTACTCTGGCCCTTGCCTACCACCCGCAGACCGACGAACCGGAGATCGCCGTGATGGTTTCCGGCGGCGAGCAGGGTAACACCTTCCTGTCCCGTGGCGTCGGCGTGGTCGTTATGGCCCGCACGATCGCACACTTCGGCGGCCAGATGCCGACCATCGATCAGGTACTGGAATTTAACAACACCAACGGCGCGGACAAGATCCACCAGGCCATTCTCGCGGGCTATTCGCATGACGACGTAATGGCGATCTGGAAATTCCACGAGAGCAAAGGCAAGCCGCGCGGGATCGTTGACCTGCCGATCCCGGCGGCGGAGGCCGACGTGGAGGAGACGATCAAGCTCCTCTCCGCTCAGGCTCAGGGCAACGCATAACCACACCGCCCCGGACCTCCGGGGCATTCACCGACGAGAGAGACAAAACTATGAACGAAGTAAAAGCAATGCGCCTTATGTTGCTGGGCCAAGCCGAGGAGCTGGGGATCCTAGACAAAGTGAAGGAGCACGAGGCCCGGCTGGCTGGCCGTTTCGTGCAGCAGCCGACCGAGGAGGATCTGGCGGCTTATGGGATGGCGCTTGTGCTGGTGTCGAGCCAGTTTGAAACGCTGATGGCTAACGCCGAGCCGCTCGTGAAGTCCGGCGAAGTGGAACCCGCCCCGATTGAGGTCCAGCTCCAGCCGACGGCGGCGCAGGTGGAAGCAGGCGAGGGCGCAATGTGGGAGCAGCTCCCCGGCGCACTTGATACGCTCTACGAGCAAATGAGCGAGGACGAAGCCAAAGAGCTGGTATCTGATACGGTTGTGTTTACCTGGCAGGCCATGATCGGAGCGCGTGACAAATGATTAGCGATCGCCGTTACCACTTCTTAGGCGGCCCGCTGAATGGCCGCCACTTCGCCACCGGGAAGGACGAGATCCACGACGTCCACGGCCTCGTCGATTTTCCGCCGACTCCCGAAGCATGGGCCGCTTACCGCGACGCCGCCGCAGCGACCGAGCCGGGGCAGGAGCCGCCACCGATACCGCCGCGCGTGGAGTACCGGATCAGCGCCACGGAGTGCCACCAGGTCGGCCTCGAAGTGGTAGCCGATTATTACATGGTCCCGGCCACTCTCGCGCCCGATCAGGATCTCCTTTTCCTGTGCCGTCTCGCCAGATCCGCGATCGATAAACTGAACGACGCGAAAGCCTCCAGTTAAGCCCACCACCTCTGGGGGGATCGGCCTTAAACCTTTCCCCCTTGCATATCATGTAAAACTTCTCTTACACTTATCCCCGCCACCGATGGGCGAATACATCGCGTATGCAACAAAACGGGGATCTACAATGAAATTTCGTAACGCATGGTTAAAATACTACGCAGCTTTTGACGACGGCACTCAGGGCGGCGGCGACGCTGGCGGCGGTGCGGCTGACCAGGCCACCGAAACCGACACCGACGACTCCGATCCGGGCGACAATGGCGAGCGCGGCGAAGGTGATCCGAACGATAACGACAGCGACGACGATCAGCGCCAGCGCGCAGAGAACGGCGATCAGGACGACGACGAGGGCGAGGAGTTTACCTTCGACGGCCAGCCGCTGAATGATCCTAACGCTGGCGAAGATGGCGAGAACGACAGTAAGCTCGTTAAGCAGCTACGCGCCCAGCTCCGCGAGCAGTCCCGCCAGCTCAAACAATCCACCCAGGCGCAGCAGAAGCCCGCGACCACTATCGACAATCTTCCGCCTAAGCCGCAGTTAGGCGACGACGGGATCGACTGGGACGAAAGCAAGCTCGCCGAGGCTATGGATAAATGGTATGAGCAAAAGGCCGAGGCCGAAGCTCACCAGAAAACCCAGCAGGCTAAGGCCGAGCAATTCCAGACGCGCCTCCAGGAGCGCGGCGAAGTTTACAAACAGGAGCGAGCCACCGCGATCAAGCGTATCGCAGGCTATGAGCAGGCCGAGGAGCTGGTGGCAGGTCTGCCGGAGCCGTTACAAGCCGCTTTGCTTCTGAACAGTCAAAAGCCTACCCTTACCGTTATGGCCCTTGCCCGCAATGAAAAATTGCGACAAGAGATCGAGGACGCCTATAATAACGACCATATTCGCCTGGGCTACCTTATCGCCGACATTGATCGCCGAGCAGGGACCGCGCCGAAGGTGAAAAAAGACGTGAACGGCGCGCCGCAAGTCCGAGCCAATGGCGGAGCTAAAAATCTGGGCCAGCTCGAAGCCGCGAAAGAAAAAGCGCGCGCCTCTGGTAACTGGGATCCGTATTTTGAGCTTAAGGCTAAGTTAGAAAAGAAAAGTTAACCCATTCGCCCATCGGTTGGAGAGTAGAGAATGAGCAACCAGGTAGCAAAGCAAGTAGAAATTATGTGGGAGGAGTACGTAGAGAGCTTTGATGCTGCCTGCGTCATGTCTAACAACACCTCCAAATATCGCCCGGACGATGAAACGATGCAGAAAGCAGGCGACGTGATTTATCGCCCGCAGCGTTACCATGCTGACATTGTGGAAGGTCTGGACCTGACCAACAAACAGCCGACCGACATTGTGGAGCGTCTGGTCCCGTCTGCGTTCAAAGAGCCGCAGAACGTCCTGTGGAAACTGGACGCGCGCGAAATGCGTCGCCCGGAGTACATGAAAGAGATGGGCCGCGCCGCCTCCCTGCGTCTGGCCGCTCAGATCGACTCTGACGTGGCGAACACCGCAGGCCGTTACGCGACCCAGGTCGCAACCGTCGGCGATAACTCTACGGGTACGCTGGGTAAGGACCTGTGGAACGGTTTCGCAACCCTCGACGCGAAAATGACCTCCATCGGGATCCCGGCTGGCGTACCGCGCCGCGCGTTTGTTGAACCGTTCTCGTACAAGGACATTGCGGGCGAGCTGGCCGGACGTTCTTACTCCGCAGGCATCAACCAGAGCGCCTACGAAAAAGCGAAGATCCCGGACATTGCGAGCTTTGACGCTTACAAGGTCGATCTGGCTCCGCGCGTCGGCGCTGGCCCGACTGGCGCGATCACCCTGACCGCTGCCCCGGCGCACAAAGTGCAGTCCAAAAACGCGAACGACGTCCCGATCGATAACCGCCAGGGCGTGATCCAGGTCTCCGCCTCTCACGGCCTGGAAGCTGGCGACGCGTTCACGATCGCGGGCGTTCACTCTGTGCATATGATCAGTAAGGACACGACCGACCAGCTCCAGACTTTCCGCGTCCTGGATGTGGCGGGCAACTCCATCACGATCACCCCGCAGATCCTCCCGGTTAACAACGCTGACACGGCATCGCGTCCGTATGCCAACGTTGACGCCAACGCGGCCAGCGGCGCAGCTATCACCGTGATCAACAAAGTCGCGGCTAACGGAAACCTGGCATGGGCCGACGGCGCTGTGGAATTGCTTTTCGGCAACCTGGCATTCCCTACCGATATGGGGCCTAAAGTCATGCGCAGCCGCACCAAGAACGGCGCGACGCTGATCATGTCCTGGGACTTCAACCACATCGCGGGCGTTTGTACGGCACGTTTTACCACGCTTTACGGCGTGTCTGTGCTGGTCCCGGAGTATGTTGGTATGCTGTTACCGAAACAGCCCGCGTAAGGCCAGCGGCACAAGTGAGAAAGGGGGAGCTTTGGCTCCCCTTTTTTTTCGCTTATACTAATCCCGTTAACAACCAATGGAGCCTCCGAAAATGACTCAGCAAATGATTTACACCCGCCCGAACATCATCACCGAAGCGATCCGCCTGACTGCCGTCCGTTGCGGCCCGCACCTGGTGCATTACGCCATCTTCTCCGAGAAGGAAGCCGGGGAGCGTCTGGAGTCTGGCCTCTGGGTGGATCACCCTAACAAGATCTACATTCTGGACGAAGCGATCGAGGAGGCGAAGCGTAAGGAAGCCGAGCGCGAAAGCCGCGAACAAAAATCCACCCAGGCGGAGCAGGAAATCGACGAGCAGCGCAAAAAGCTGGACGCCGTGCAGGTGGCCGAGGGCCAGGCTCAGTCCATCCCCGCAGCCGCAGCGCCGACCCCGGAGGACGAAAAGCTGACCGGGGATCAGGAGCACCACGAAGGGGAGACGATCATCGCCTCTGAACAGCCGGACGGCGTGAAAGTGGAGCCGAAAAAGGACGAGCCGAAGGACGAGCCGAAAGCCGCCGACACTAAAGCGGACGACGCCAAAAAAGACGGCCAGAAAGTAGACGGCCAGAAAGTGGACACTAAGGCGAAAGGTAAAAAATAATGGCGACGTTGCAGAAGATCAGGATCGTTAACCAGGCGTTACGCCGTGCGGGCCTGTCCTCGACTGCAACCCTCCTAATTGCCGATCAGCAGTCCGTCGTTGACGGGCTGTCTGATTTAGAGGCTTTTATGGCGGAGTGTATCAAGGATAACTTGAATTTCCCGTACATCTTCACCACCAACTCCGACGGGATCCCGGACGGTAACGAGGATTCCGGTCTGGAGCTGTGGACGCTGGAGGCGATCGCGCTCAAGCTGGCCCAGCGTATGCTGATCGATAACCAGATGGACCTCCCCGCCGACGTCCGCGCGCTCCTTAAGGAGAAATGGGACGACATTAAAGTGGCTTATTACGAAGTGCCGACGCTCAAACGTCGTAACGATATGCCGACCGGGGCGGGCAACCAGTCCACGTGGGCGCATAGCCGCTTTTACGACGACGACACGGCCAACTAAGGGGAGAGCATGGGAGCTTACGCGCAACGCGGGCAGGTCGTTAACCTGCCGATCGTTTTTGGTGATGGCCGCAGCCGGACGGACTTCGACTGGATCACGCGGCTACCGGAGAACATGCTCGCAATTGCGCGCCAGATTAAGGGCGGCAACGGCTATATGCGCATGATGCCGGGGCTTAAGAAGATCGCGGACGTGGCGGGCCTGTCCCGTGGCGCTGACTGGAACACGGTTTCTAATACCGCTTACCGGGTAATGGGCGGCAAGCTGTATAACGCAGGCGTGGCCGTCGCAGACGTCGCAGGGGAGGATCGCACCCCTATGGCGCATAGCCGCGACTCTCAGGGCGTCGTGACCGGGAACCAGCTGATCCTCTACCGCTACGACGGGACCCGCAAAACGTTTAGTAACTGGCCGCGCGACAGCGGGACGGACGTCGATAACCCCCAGTTTACGTGGGGAGACATTAACGACGTTTGCCACCTCCGCCAGCGCTACATTTTCAGCGTGAAAAATTCGGACACCTTCTGGATCTCCTCGCTGGCCGACGAGAGCCACCCGGACAAGATCGCCCCGTTCTATCGTGCGGAGTCCATGCCGGACGGCATCGTGGCGATCCGCTCGTGGCGCGATTATGTGATTTGCTTCGGGACCGCCTCGATCGAGTTTTTCGGCCTGACCGGGGACGCGCAGAACGTCTACGCGAATCAGCCCTCCTACACCGTCGAAGCCGGGACGCTGGGCCGCGAAACCGTCACGCAGTACCTGAACAGTTTCGCGTTTCTTACGTCGCCTTTCGTGGGCGAATACACGATCGCGCTGATGAACCCCGGCGGCGGAGACTGGTCTGATCTGGCCTCCGTGCAGGTTAAAAAGATTCTGGCCGGGTACACCGTGGCGCAGCTCCAACAAACGCGACTGGAGTCGATCAGCTTTGAAAGTCATAAATTGCTTATTGTCCACCTACCGGACCAAACGCTCGTATACGATCACCCGGTTAGCCAGGCGCAGGGCCTCCCGGTCTGGACGGTCATTAAAACGGGCGTACAGAATGCCAGCGGGCCGCACCGCGCGATCGACTACGTGAACGAGGGGAACCGCGTCACGGTCGGAGACAAGTCTCTGGCGGTCCTGGGCGCGTTTGATATGACCACTTGCGCGCAGTACGGGGCAGACCAGGAGATCGTCCTGTATACGCCGCTGATGCCGTTTACGGGCATGATGCTAAACGACTTCGAGATCGACGCCAGCGTGGGCGGCGACAGTGTAACGAGCCGGATGTGGATCAGCGCCACGGAGGACGGGAGCGTATTCGGACAGGAGATCCTGATCGACTACAACACGCCGCAGCAATGGCTAAAACGCGTTATTTTGCACAAGGTCGGACGTTGCCGGACCGTGATCGGATTTAAGATCCGCACCGTAGGCGCTACGCCTGCCACGCTGTCCCGTGCGCGCGTCCGCGTAAGCTAAGGGGACCTCATGGCCGATCCTAAATTCCTTATTCAGCAGCTCAACCTAAGCAGCCTACCGCCGGGGACGTCCGTCGCTTTCAAGGACTGGCTTACCCGCCTGGGGGGAGTTACTGCCAACGCAGGCAGCGCCGCAGATCAGGCCGGGAGCGACGCCTCCGACGCTTTCCAGGTGGCAGAACAGCAGAGGATCCGAAACGACCAGCAGGACGCAGCGCTGGCAGACCAGCAGGGCCAGATCTCCCAGATCAACGGCGAGATCGACGGCCTTAACGGCTCCATTATCAGCATTAATAGTAACGTGGTGAAACTGAATGAGGCAGCGCTCCAGGTGATGGACGGGCCGCTCTCGATCGGGACCGAGATCCGCGTGAACAATATCAAGGTAATGGGCGGACGCCAGACCGGATGGACGTCGGCGACCGGGACACTCAAGAAAGGCGGCATTAACGGGAGCGCGGCTTACTCCGCCGGGGCGACGTACTCGCAGGCCGAGATCAAGGCACTGGCGGACGGGCTGGTGGAAGCCCGGCAGGTTATCGCGGCGCTGGTGGCGCTCGTAATGTCCCACGGGATGGCCGGATCATGATCGGCTTAAGGCAGGTCCCGGAGGACTACGGCGCGGCCCTTATGCGCCACTGGGGCGTCCCTGAATGGCCGGAAAACGATCTATGCACTTACTGGCTGTGGGGCGAGTGCGGCATATTCGCCATCAACGCCAACGAGGAGGGCGGGCTGGACGGGCATATGGCAATGCGGCCCGGCTTCCGGCATTACGTCCGCAAGGCGCTGGCGGACTTTATGGACAAATTCGGCAGCGTCCCGATCCGAGCGCCGATCCTCCCAGGTCACGAGGGCGTCCGAAATTGTTTGCGCCGCTTTGGATTTGTTGAAAGCGACCCGCAGCAAGTAGAATTGATTACCGGGCAAAAAGTGCAAATGATTTTCATGAGGAGGCCACCAGATGGGCGGCATTGTTAGCGGAATTGGTAACGCAGTCGGCGGCATCTTAGGCGGCATCGGCGCAAATAAAGCGGCGAAGCAGCAGCAAAAGAGCCTCGACAAACAAATGGACTGGCAGCGCGATTTGATGAACCGACAGGACGCGTGGCTCTCGCCTTTCCGTGAAGCGGGGACGGGCGCGCTCCCTGACCTGATCGCGATCGCGGGCCAGCCGATCGACCGGGAGAAAACGCTCCAGCAGTATTACGGCGGCAATGAGTACAAGATGCAGGAGGATCAGGCGCGTAACTCCCTGTTAGCCAGCGCAGAGGCGACGGGTAACTTAGGCGGCGCAGCCACGGCTAACTCCCTGACCACGATCGCGCCGACGCTGGGCCAGAACTACCTCGCGCAAATGACGGCGCAGCAGCAAGATATGTATAACCAGCTTATGGGCCTGGCTAACGTGGGCCTGTCCGGCGCTGGCGCGCAGTCCGCAGCAGCGGCACAAGGGACTAACGCCCTCAACGCGCTACAGGGCCAGAAAGGCAACGTTAACGCGGCTAAAGCGGCCTTGCCGTGGCAGGTGGCAGGCTACGCGCAAAACTCGCTTAACCAGGGCGCGGCGCAGGATATGAACACCGGGGCGTCCATGTTCGGCAATATGTTCGGGAGCTTTATCTAATGGCTATTTTCGGCACTGATCCCAACGTCGGATCCTTCGCGCAGAATATCGGGATCATTCAGCAGGGCGCGCAGGACACGCTAAACAACTACGGCCAGATCCAGCAGAACACGGCAGCGGCGATCCAGAACCGACAGCAGGGAATGGCCATGCAGGCCGCGCAGCAGCAGCAAGAGCAGATGAAGCAATTCAATGCTGACTGGCAGGCCGCGCAGGGCGACCCGTCCAAATTGCAGGATCTGGCGTACAAGTACCCGAACCAGATCGAGACGCTACAGAAGCGTTTAGGCATGGTGGACGGCATTCGCCAGCAGCAGGGCGCGCAGCTCGCCAGCCAGGCGGACGTCGCTCTCTCGCAGGGACCGCAGGCGGCCCAGCAGTTTGTCCAGCAGAACGCGCAGGCGCTCCAGGCGCTGGGGATCGATCCGCAGAAAGCCTATCAGGCAGCAGCGACCGACCCGGAGGGCTTCCGTCGCTCCGTGCAGGCGCTCCACCTCGCCAGCAACACCAGTAAGGACCAGCTCGACTACGCGAAAGAGGTCATGAGTAACCAGACCAAAATCCGCGAGCAGGACCTGAACGCGGCGGCCAAAGCGGCGGATCGTAACCTGCAATATATCGGCCTACAGACCGGGCGACTCAACGCGCGCACGGCTCAGGAGAAAAACGACATTGAGCGCGGCAAGCTGTTACAGCAACAGAGCAAGATGCAGGCCGACCAGCTCAACACGAAACGCGACTTTCTCCAGACGTACCAGAGCACCCTTGCGCCGATCGATACCGCGATCGACCAGGCTAACCGCCTTTTGCAGCGTAAGGATCTGGGCTTCGTTACCGGGATCAACGGTCTGGGTAACAGGGCGTGGAGTGCGGCCACGGGCGGCGGTGACGCCACGGCGGAAATCATGAACCAGTTTAACCAGATGAAAGACCAGGCCCGCGTCGCCGGGATCCAGTCTTTGCGCGGTACTGGCCCGGTTACTGAACAGGAGGGCCGGGCAGCAGCGCAGGCCCTGATCAACGCTGACCCCAAAACCATGAGCGAGCAGCAGCTCCGCGACGTCATGCAGCGTTACGTTGACAGCCTGACCAAAGGCAAGGAAGCGATCACGAAATCGCAGGGCGGGCGCGTAGAGGCGTATAAACGCGACATTGAGATCGACGATAAGAAAACGGCAGCAGTCGGCCAGTTGACGTCTGGGGGGATGCCCGCGCAAAATGCGCAAGCGGCGATCAATGCGTTATTTGAGCAACCGACCGCAGAGCGTAAGCAGCAGTTTAAAGAGCGTTTCGGTTTTCTCCCGGAGGGGCTATAAGTGGCTAAAAACTTTTTTGATCAGTTTATTGAGAATACGCCGAAAACTGCGAGCGCGCTCCCTAATCAGATTCCCTACCAGCCCGGATCCACGGGCGACGGGTATACTGACCTTTTAGAGAGCGCCGGGGCTAAGTGGGGCTTACCCGCTGGCATTATGTCCGCGCTGGCAAGCAAGGAGACGGGCGGCCACGCCAGCCCGGCCTCCGCAGTGTCCAGCAAGGGCGCATACGGTCTTACGCAAGTGATGAAAGGCACGGCGGAGGATATGGGCTACGACTGGAACCAGCTACAGCAGGATCCCGCATTGCAGGCAGACGCGGGCGCGCAGTATCTGGCCCAGATGTACCAGCGTTACGGAGACTGGGGCCTCGCGCTCCAGGCTTACCACGACGGCCCCGGCAACGTAGATAAACAAATCGCGGGCCAGGCCACCCCCGGCCCGGAGGGGCGTCAATATGTCGATCAGCGTTTTAATCAGTGGACTGGAGGCGACGGCGGTAATGCTGGCGAACCTCCTCAGTATGCAACCAGCGCCAGAGCTGGCGGCGCGGCTTCGTCTGGTAATTTTTTCGACCAGTTCGGACCCTACGACCCCGCAGCAGCTACCGCCGGAGCTGGAGGAGCTGGCGACACCGCCGGAGCCGGAGGGGCCGATCAGCAAGTCGCAGCCGTCCCCGCTGGCAATGCACCTAATCAAGCGGGATCTGATGTCGCACGAGGGGAGGCAGCGCCGAACGGTAACGGAGAGCCGGGCAGCGCTGATCAAGCCGGACAAGCCCCTGGATCAATCGACCCCAACGAGCAAGCCGCCCAAAACTGGCAACAGTTAGGCCAGACCGCGCTCCACGCTCTCGATCAGGGCGGGCGCGGTATCGTCCAGACCGGGATCGACCTCCTCAACACCCCGATCTCGCTGGTCAATATGGTTTCCAACGCGGCCACCGACGCAGGGAAAGCGGTCGGCCTCGTGGATCAGGACACGCAAGCGCCGAACATCCCGCCGGGGACGATCCCCGGCTTCGAGCCTCCTACCGATAAATACGCGCAGATCGGGACCCTTGTCGGGGACCTCCTCGCGCCGTTGCCGTCCGCAGGTAAAGCCAAAGCAGCGACCGAGCTTATGGGCCTTGCCGAGCGCGCCAGCCCGGAGGCGGCCAGCGTATTGACCCGCGTCGCGGACGGGATCCAGAAGTGGATCGCAGCTCCGGCGGCTCGTGCTGTGCCTGGCTCCATTGCCGCTGGCCGAGGCGACCCGGAGGAGACGCTGACCAACATCGCGTTAGCGCCCGCTGGCGAGGCTGTGGGCCGTGCGCTGATTGGCGGAGCTGGTAAGGTATGGAATGCGGCTAAGGGCGTCTGGGAGGATCTGGGGGCCGCTGGTCGTGGCGCTGGTGATGCAGGCGCAGGAGCTGGCCGTGGCGCTGGCGACATTCCGCCCACGACGGAGGCGAGCATTTCTGACGCCGTGGCGCGCGATCAAAGTAAATTCCGATTAACCCCGGACCGACAGGTGGCAGGTGAGAACGGCCAGCCCGTGGTTAGTCCGGCAGGTGAGCCGATCAGGGCGTCCGAGGACCTGATGAACCTCGCCAATATGGCCGACGTCGATCGCAAGGTGATGCGCGCCGCTCAGGAGCTGGGGATCGCTGACTCCCTGACCCCGGCGGCGTATGCGCGGGATCCTGAATTTCGCATGACCGTGCAGCAGCTCGCCAGCCGCAAGACGTCGAACCTGGAGACTCAGCAGCTCGAAGGGATCGGACGTCTGGCCGGGAAAGCGGACGAGCTGATCGACAGCATGGGGAGCATGAACGCGCAGACGCTGGATCAGGCGTTTACCACGCGTACCCGCGCCATTATCGACGATCTGGGGCAGCGGGCGGACGATGTTTATAACACCGTCGGCAGTAAGATCCCCAACAATGCGCCCGTAAACCCGACGAGCACCGTCGATTACCTGACGGCCCGCGCTGACGAGCTGGGCGGCGACGCCTACCTGTCCGCAGCGGAGCGCAAGGCGCTGGACTGGATGGCCCCGAAGCCGGGCAAGGTGGATCCGGTTACTGGCTTACCCGATCAGGCGGTATCGACTACGCCGACTTATGCGCGTCTGGACACGTTGCGTAAGCAGGTAGGGCAGGCGCTGAACCAGAAGCAGGGCGTATTTAAGGACGAAACCCCGGCGCAGCTCGCGCGGCTCTATGCCCGCCTGACTGACGACCAGGAGCGAGTCGCGGCGCAGTTCGGCGCGGCGGACGACTGGAACGTGGGGAAACAGCTCGTTAAGCGTCGCAAGGACCTGGAAACGATCGCCATGCAGACGTTAGGGAACAACCTCGACGGCTCGATCTCCGGGAAAGTGCAGAACGCGATCCTTAACCTGGGCAAAAAGGGCGGCAACGCCACCGAGTGGGACAAGCTGATGGCGGCCACCCCGGAGAGCCTCAAAGGTGAGGTAGTGGCTAACGCGCTGGAGCGCACCCTGGGCGCACGTAGCGCCCGTGATACGTTCTCTTTGCCCGGCTTTGTGGACTGGTACAAGACGGCGCAGGCTAACGGCACTCTGGGGAACGTGATGAAGCACCTACCCCGCGAGCAGCGCGTCCGCTTTATGCAGATCTACCGCGTCGCAAACGGCATCGACCGCGCGCGCCGACTGACCACCACCACGGGCGCGATCAATGACTTCGTGAAGCGCTTCGACGACCCCGGCGCAGGTGGCCCGCTGTCCAAGCTCTACGGCGCGGCTGGGTGGATCGGCAAGCATACCGCCGCTTACCTGTCCGGCGGCCCTATGGCTAACCTGGCATTATCCGCAGCTCAGGGCGTAGCCCGTGCGAACCGCGTCCCGCGATCCATCCTTGCGGACAACGTGCTTTCTAGCGGCGCATTCAATAAACTGATGCAGGCCGCAGCGGCACAAAGTAGCGGACGCCTTACCCCGGCAGGCCGTCGATTTGTTGCCGAGGCCGAGCGCGAAATGGCAAATTCCACCCAGTGGCGGGAGCTTTTCGCGGCAATGTCCCCGGAGGAACAGGCAGCAGTTAACCGGGCGGGCATTGTGGGCTACTTCTCCGGCACTGGCGCGAGTGCGGCAGCGTCTCCGGGAGCGGCGGCCACGACCGCACCGCCGCAGGCAGTAAACCAGTAAATAACGGGGGCATAAGCCCCCTTTTCAATGGAGCGATAAATGGCAGAGCTTGAGGTCTTTTCCAATCTGGGAATGCCGTCGCAACCCTTCTTTCGCAATGACCGTTTCGCCGCGCTGGCGGACGGGAAGATCTACGCGGGGAAGGCTGACACGGATCCCACCAATCCGGCGAACCAGGTCCAGGTCTACGTCGAGAACGAGGACGGAACCCTGACCCCGATCCCGCAGCCCGTCCGCACGAATATTGCAGGCTTCCCGGTCTGGAATGGTCAAGTGGTAAAGCTGATCACCAAAATTGAGTCGTCGATGGTCGTCACTGACCGAAACGACGTGCCGATGTTCACCTTTTCCAATCTCTTTAAATATGATCCCGTCCAGATGTGGAATTTGCTTTTGTCCCAGACCGGGGCGAAGTACGTCGGGACGCCCGTCGGCAACGTGCAGGAGCAGCTAAACGGCTACGTGACGCCGTGGAACTTCGTCGGCAAAGCACCTTACGCAACTGTAACGGCAGCTTTACAGGCCATGTTTGACTACGCCAGCGCCCACGGCCTGGACGTGCGGGCGGAGGGCTGGAAGGGGACCACTAACGGGATCCTGACTGCCTCCAATATCCGTATTTTTGGCGGCGACTGGACGCTGACTGGCAACGATCCCCGCTTCGTGAATTGTGAGGTGATCGGCGGCACGTGGCGCGGTCGTTCTATGTGGTGTCAGAATACCACCCTACGCGGCGTTAATGGCCGTGACGGCCACCGTATGCGCCATGACGGCGGCGACGTGCGTATGTTCGATTGCTGGTATGACGGGATCCCTGGCGGCAGCAATAACAGCCATATCAACATCCAGGGCGTACAGTCCGGCGGTCCCCAGATCTGGGGGACCATTGAAATGGACGGTTGTCTGTTTACCAATGGGCTTAACGGCATCATTCACCAGGGCGGTAACGCGTTTATGTCGCGCGGGATCTTCCGAAACCTCGCTTTCGTCAACATGAAGGGCGACGGGATCGAGCTTAACGTGGTCCACAATTGTTTTCAGGATGGATGCGTTATCGAAAATATCCTCCTCGACAACATCGACGGCATTAACCCCGGAAACTTCGCGTCTAACTGGGGCCTGGGGATCGGTATCGCAGGCAAAGGCCCTTACGGCTGGGATCTGCCTGACGAGAACTACGCGCGAAACTTTACCGTTCGTAACGTCCTCGTTAATGCGTGTAAGCAGTGCATCCACGTAGAAATGGGCCGCGACTTCGTGATCGAGAATGTTTGCGTAAACCCTGACGTTAACAAGTCCGTAGGGACTGGCATCACCACCGCCGGGATCTATACGTCCGGCTGTAAAGACTTCGTGATCGATGGCGTTACCGGGGAGCCTGTCACCAACGCCTCGACCGACGTCCACGACCTGCGAATCATCCATATGGAATGGGGGCCGCCGCGTCTGTCCGCGCCGCGCAACTACACGATCCGCAACGTCAAGACGAAAACGGGACGCGTTTATGTTCCCGTGGCCGCTGACCGTGGCGACCCGACGCCGGGCGTCAACCGCGCGCCGCACGACAACCGCGTGAAACTGGAGAATATCGACTGTTATAAGCTGACGATCTTCGGCGTGGCGACCCAGCTCGATATGTTTAACGTGAATTTCTGGGAGCTGGACGCAGTAGGCGACGACTCCGCAGGCGGCACGACGTCTAACGGCGAATACATTCGCACTAAGTCTGTGCTTAACATGATGAACGTTAACAGCCTGAACCCGACGACGCAGGCGTGGAGTAAATGCCGTTACAGCAATATCAACATGATTAACTGTAACGTCGAGGCCCGGATGTACGTCAATATCGACGGCTCTCTGGGGGCCATGCTGGGGGGAGTCACTAAGCAGTTTTTCCCGGATATTACTTCGCACGGCGGGTACGGTAATTTCTTCCCGTGTGGCCGAGAGTTTGACCGGGGCGATCTGGTCTGGACTTATGACTATGGCAGCAATGACCCGGCGGGCGGTCCTAATGGGATCGTAGGGCTTAAGCCTTATCTGGTCGTCGAGGCTGGCGCGTACTTCCCGACCGGGAACCAGGCGAAGATCCTCGCCGCCAGTGTCGGCCAGAAGTCGATCACGCAGTGGTTAACGCCTAACGGCACGAGTACCGGATCCCCGTGGCTCTATACCACGATGCTGTCCCCCGGTACGCGGATCGTTATCCCCGGCGCTGGAGCTGGTGGCGCTGACCTCGTGACGACGGTCGTCCGTCCTCCGTACCAGACGCCGCCGAGCGATTCCGGCGCGCCGATCGTGGTGGACATTGCCGACCCTATCCAGACGGCAGTCCCGGCGGAAACCCAGATCAGGATGTACAAACAGATCGTAACGCGCCCGCGTATCACCTCCGGGCCGTAGCCATAAAAAAAGGGGCCGCTTAGGCCCCTTTCTCGTCTCTCGATTCCGGTTTAACAATCACGCTTTCCGAGCGCGTGAACGATCGCGCGGAAAATGTAATCTTTCGCCTTTTGCTCCGGCGGCAGCTCGCTATAAGGCACAAAGCAAGGATGCTCTTTTGCTTCGGGATCCTTAACCGGGCCATATTTCCAGCCCTGTGCGCGCTTCTCAGCCAGCCAGGACTCGTGACTGGCTTCCGGGCCGTGGTCGCCGTTAAGGTGAAACAGTACGCCGTTACGGGCGCTCTCTTTCTGCCACTCCGGCGCGTCGTCCCACGGCTTCTGGCTATCGTCGCCGAGTGACTGGCAGTAAGCGCGGTTTGCTTCGTGGCAGGTACGAGCGATCACGTCCACGATTTTCTCGATCGTTTGAATGCCGTCGATATTTTCCAATTTACACCCCGTACTCGATCAGATCGTTAATGGAAACATCCAGCGCCATAGCCAGGCGGCAGAGGTTAGTTACGGACGGGAGATCGTGGCCGTTCTCGTAGCAGCTTAAACGTTGCTGGAGGATGCCCGTCGCTTCGGCCAAATCTTTCTGTTTTACGCCCTTTGCTTCGCGGATCTCTTTCACGAGGCACACGGGCTTAAGTTTCTGTGCCATCATAGGCTCCATCATTTGTTAACGTCTCCGTGATTATTAATTAGTTAGTGATTTACGTCAATCGGGATTTAATGCCTCTCCGTGGAGCCGATGCCATTCCTTGTGATGCCTCTCGCAAAGCCAGCGGACGTCTAACGGGCGATCGTAGTCGTCGTGATGCCCTACCACCTTTAACTCCCCGCAACGCTCACACGGCCTTTTTACGAGGTCCCCGCGCCTTAACGCGTTATAGACCAGATTATGAGCGCGCCGCTTTTTGGCGTGTCTCGTGTGGTATGCCGACTTTGTAGCGTTTGCCAGCTCGCGGCCCGGTCCGGCCTGGTATGCCTTTACGCTGGCGATGATCTTCTCTTTGCGCACTGGATCGGCGTGGTAGTAGCTCCGCCCCTTCGCATTTTTGCAGGCACTACAGCGGCAGTCCCGCCCGTCCTTTTTGCTCCGGTTTCTGTGGAACGCCTCCAGCGGCTTAAGCTCTTTGCAAACGGTGCATTGTTTCATCTTCGACCCCTGGGAGGATCTGGCCCCCGGAGGGGCCTGTGGTTAATTAAAAAGGTATGTCGTCGTCGAAGTCCATCGGCGGCTCGCCACCAGACGCCGCAGGAGCGCCACCACGAGGCGCAGACCCTGACCCGCTACCCTTGCCCGGATTTTGGTTTTGCGTCGCGCTACGGCCCGGAGATTGGCGAGAATTGCCGCCGCCGGAGTGAGTCGGGCCACCATTCCCCCCAGACTGACCAGCTCCCGCTCTCCCGCCTAGCATTTGCATCGTGCCGCCGACGTTCACCACGATCTCCGTGGTGTACTTCTCGACGCCTTGCTGGTCCGTCCATTTGCGCGTCCGTAACTGGCCCTCAATGTAAACCTGCGAGCCTTTTTTGAGGTACTCCCCGGCGACCTCCGCCAGCTTCCCGAACAAAACCACGCGATGCCATTCGGTTTGTTCTTTTTGCTCCCCGGTCTGCTTATCGCGCCAGGACTCAGACGTGGCGATCGTGATGTTTGCGACCGCCCCGCCGGACGGCATATATCTGACTTCGGGATCCTGTCCGAGATTGCCGACCAGAATCACCTTATTTACGCCGCGTGATGCCATGTTTAGAAGTCCTCAATATTCGGTTTTTTATCGTCCTTTGCCGGGGCGGGAGCTTGTGGCGCTTCCGGCTCCGGCGTCTGCCCCTGTGCCGGGGCTTGCGCATTTTGCGGCTTCCGGCCACGTCCCGCAACCGCCGAGGCAGGATTGAACCCGACCGCCGTCGATGCCGCCGCTTTGGCTTCGCGTTTAGCGACGTACTCGTGGATCAGGTTTTGCTCCGTCTCCTGGCCTTTCAGGTACATGAACGCCACGCGGGCCTCTTTTTTCAGTTCGGTAATATCTTCGATCAGGTCAAACTCTTTTTTGTAGTCGGCAAACTTGCGTTTAGCGCCGTGGCCGTCGTCGTCGTCGGCAGTCAGACCGAACAGCGCGCCGATGTGGTAGCGGCGAGCGTAGGAGATTGCGGAGCCGTCGCCCTGGGCGTTTTTGCGGTCCACGTGGATCTCCATGAGCGCCACCATATACTCGCCCGATTCGACATGCTCGATCCGCGTCTCCATAGGCATATCGCCCGCAGCGGTGAACGCGCCCGGCGACTGGATGACCATTAAGCCTTGCTCCTCGATCGCGGAGTCGATGGCGTCCAGGTAGTCCGACAGGTTGGCGTAAGTCGATTTTAAGTGATCGTTTTTGCGCTTTTTGGCGATCGTGCCGATGTTCTTACGGGCAGCAAAAAACGCTTTCATAAACTCGCTACGAGTGGCCGAAAACTGAATGATATTTTCCACTTAGATCTCCTTAAAATATTCTTTGTAACGTTGCTGTAAATAAATCGGAGTGCGGAGGTCGATCTCCTCCTGGCCGTTTGCGTAAGCGGGCCAAATATCCAGATCGCGGCACTGCTTAAAGAGCTGGAGCGCCGTCTTGTACTGGCCGCGCCCGATCATCAATTGCTCCGGCGTAAGGCGATTCATGATCGCCAGCCACGGCTCGTCTTTTTCCTGGACGAGTAATTTCGTCCCGGTCGGGTTTTGCTGGTAACAGAGCTGGAAACAATCATGTTGCAGGGCCATCTTGCACCAGTAGCCCAGATCGTGAGCCAGACGCCCGAAGCGCTCCGGCTCCGCGCTTTGCGTGGTCTTGTAGTCGATGATCTCGCCGAGGTCCGTCACGCGGTCCAGGCGCACCTTAACGGGTACGCCGTCAATGATGCAGAAGATCGACAGCTCCGGGATCCCCGTCTCAATGATGCGGCGGTAATTGTGGTTAGCCAGCAGCACGTCGCGCATTGAGTGAACGCGGTCCCAGTCCTTCGCCGGGACGATCTCGCGGCCTGCCGCCTCTTTGATGGCTTTCGCCTCGATCTCATGCCAGATGTTTAACACTTCGTCCGGTTGCTGGATCTGGCGACACATCGCGATCAGCTCCTCCGCCGTCTTATTGGAGTAGCCTTTCTGCCCGCGCTCTTTTAACCACGCTTGCATTTTCGCCATTGAGGTAATCAGCTCCGGGAAGTCGTCCGGGTTAGGCAGGCGGAAAAATTCACGCTGGAAGCGGTCCGGCTCAAGTAACATCGTGTGGGAAGTGGTCCCGAACGTGAGCGGCTTCTGGGCGGAGTTAAGTTTTTTGGCTTTGTCCTCCTGTGCTTTCTGGAAACGCCACGCCGCCGGGCACTGGCTGAAAATGGTCCAGAGGCTCGACCCGGTGATATAGATCTCGTCCTCGTGGTATTGCTCGTTAGTGAGATCCTCCGCCGCGCGGGCATCGACAAACATCGATCCGTAAACTTCCATAGTCGGCAGCTCAGGGATCAATCCGTTGGTTTGTAGTTCCATTGTCTCGTCTCTTTCGTGGTTGGTAGGCTTATTTTATATCATGCTTTCGTGATGTTCGCAACTATAGCGCGAGATACATTTCCAGCGCCGCCTCGAATGCGTCACAACCCCACGCGACCGCAGTCCACGCGCCGCGCTTTTTGGCCGCCAGCAAGACCTCTTTCTGGTCCGGCGTTAATCGGCTTTTGCTTTTCAGGTTGCGCTTAAGCTCGATCAGGGCGTAGGGATGGCCGCCCCGTGGCTCCAGGATCACCCAGTCGGAGATCCCGGTGAGGCGTCCGCGCTTTTTCAGCTCCGCGCCGTACTTTTCATCGCCAGCGGCCCCCGACTCATTGACCGGATGGAACGCCAGGATCTCAGGGTGGAAATAGCGTAAGTAAGTGTTAGTTTCCTTTTGCTCCACCGCCTCCAGCGGGCAGAGCGGCAGATTATGGCGGCGGGTAAATTCCAGCCAGTCCTTGCCCTCGTTTACGTCGATCGTCACATTGCCACGGGTTAATAAGTGCATGTTTAAAAGTCCTCATTCATGAAAATTTTGTTGCTTATTACGTCCTTACCTTTACCCATTTTACGGTGAGTCACCTTAAGCGGGCGCATGAAATAAGGGGCAAACGACAAGACGGCCTCCACGGTCCGGCACTTCTTGATCTCCTTTCTCATTTTGACGTCCAGCACGTGCTTATTAATGCCGTTAAATTCCCACTCCCTCCGAGCCTGGGGGGAATCACTGCCCGGCCAGTAGACCTGCCACGCGATGAACTCTACGCCGTCCTTTTCCAGCTCGTACCGGAATGCGACGCCGCCAGTCCCGCGAGCTGGCTCCATCCTGAAACCGCGAACCGTGCAATAATCGTCCTTGCTGTATGCCGTGTGCATTAGCTTTTCATTCGGATCGATCAGGCTGTTACCGCAGCAGCGGCAAATGCGCGCCACTATGTCATTTTGTGCGCCGCAGCCCTTTTGAATGACACGCTTCCCGCTGGAGTCCTTCCAGTCGTCGCAGGTGATGAACTGGAAGAAATGATCGCAACGCTCCTTAGTGTCGGGATCCACCCAGCGGCAACGGCGAGCATGTTCGCCATTCATGACGGTGCGGCCAGCGGCGTAACATTTCGGGCAACGCTGGGTTAATGCGCCTTTGCTCTCGTCGGCGTTATGCTGGTAAGCCTCCAGCAGCGGGGAGAAGTACAGGGATCCCAGCTCGTCGAGCGTCCCGGCGTAGTCGAGGACCAGATGATCCTCTTTCGTGTACCCGGCGGCCAGATGGAACGGCTTAAGAATACGCATCCCACGGCCTAAGAGCTGGGTTAGCAGGGTGAGTGAGCCAATCTTACGCAGGATCACCGACGTGTCCCAGAAAGGCACGTTGACGCCCGTCGTTAGCGCGTTAACCTGGAAGATAAATTTAATTTTGCCCGTGTTGGCATCTTTGAGGATCTCGCGGCGTTTGCGCGGCGTCGTGTCCTCCGTGATGATGGCGAACGGCGTCCCCTCCGGCAGAGCGGCGGCGGCCTCTTTGCAGTGGCGAACCCCGGCGCACGTCACCAGAACGCCGAGGCGGTCCTGGGTGATGGCGAACACTTCCGCCATGATTTTTTGTGTTAGCTTTTTGTCCTTGTGGATCGCCGCTTCCATAGCGGCCATATCGCGGTCGGAGAACTCCTTGATCCCCTCCTCGCCCGTCGATCGCCACTGGCTCAGGTCGTACCGGAGATCGGACAGCCCGAAGCGTGTCGGGACAACAGCGCCGACGCTAACGAGGTATTCCGTCGAGATCTCGCATACTTTCTTACGCCAGAATCCCGGCTCTTTGAGGTCCGGCTGGATGATGGACTCGCAGCCCCGGTAAGGCGTCCCGGTGTAACCGATGATCCGCAGCTCCTTACCGTGGACGCGGCGGCATCGCTCCTGAAATGTGCGGATAATGACGGTATACGCGGCGCGGCCAGCCTCGATCATTTCCTCGTATGTCTCGCCGACATGCTCCCCTACCTGGACCTTTTCGCCGAACTCGTCCAGCACATACTCCCCATTCTCCACCAGGTACTCCGGGACCTTGCGCTCCTGCGAGCGGATCAGGTCCTCTATGTTGACGTGATGGCATTCATCGATCAGCAGGAACAGCGGCGCATAATTCGCCAGCTTTTCGCCTGGTTTGATGCCGCCGATCACCGTACCCTCCGAGCCGACGATGATCGGGAATTTATTCGACTTCGTGTTATTGATGCCCGCGCAGTAGATCGAGGACCACACCTGGAAGTTTTTAAGCTCCTCATGGTCCTGATCGATGATCTCCGCCTGACGCGACAGGATCATGGCCGGGAATCCGAGATCACGAATCCGGCGCGCCAGCATGGCGATCATGATTGTCTTACCAGCCGATACGGCGGCATCGACAATAACCGGGCCGGGATATTTGCGGATCGCTTTCTGGCAAGCCTCATAGGCAACGAACTGATGATCGTAAGGCGTCACTGGCAAGTCGCCTAACGCGCGGAGAATCGCGTCTTTATCAATCGCCTGGATTTGCCGCTCCAGTGTCTCTACCATGCCTTTTTATTCCTTGTAATATCATTAAAGCGTGATTTATAGTAATGCAGAATTAACCGGAGGACAACATGGCAATTTATAAAAAAGAGGATGTGCTGGCCGCCATGCCGGACAAATGGGAGCAAGTCCTGATCGAGCTGTGCGGCTGGGACCGCGCCATATTCAAGGGGCGGCATCAACCATGCCCGATCTGTGGCGGTAACGACCGTTTTCGCTGGGGCCACAAAGACAAAGAGAAGCGCCGGGACGGCTTCGCGTATTGCTCCGGCTCGTGTGGCGGTGCGCGTGATGGCATGTTTTGGTTTATGGCCTCCCGTAACCAGCCATTCAACGAGGCGATCAACGATCTGGGCGACTGGATCGGCGGACTCACCCCGGAGAAGCGGGAAACCATCGTCAAAGAGGCGAAGAAATTCGCGGCCATGCAGCAGCGGCCACGCGAGGACTACAGCCTGACCCCGGAGGAGGTCGAGCTGATCATGAGCAAAGGCACAATGCGCGACGGCTTCCTGTATGTGCCGTGTTTCCGTGCGCTGGGGGGATCGCCCTGCAACGTGGCGAAGATAGCGCCGGATCGCTCCGTGACGTTTGCCGCTGGTGGCCGGACATGGGGAGCCTACGGCCTGATCCACCCAGTGGCCGAGGGCAAGACGGCTTATCTGGTGGCCGATCCGGGACACGCTGCAAAGGTGGCCGCGCGGACCGGGGCCGAGGTCTGGCTGACGTTCACGCCGGGGAATGCCGTCGAGGTGGCGCTGGAGTATGAGGGAGATCGGGAGCTTCGCATGGTGGCGACTGACCCAGACGAGATCTGGATGTATCGGCACGAGCGGACGGGGAGGCCATGCTGGGGCGCTGACTATTGCGGCGCGTTTGGGTAAAAAAAAGCCCCGCACGAGGGGCTAATGGGAGCGCGACCGATACCAGCGGGCGCTAAATTTTTCCGACGAAGGAAAAGAGACGCAACAAGTAAATCACATTTTACGCTTGAAATAAAATCACGAATCCATTATGTTAATTGCGATCCACCAACAAAGGATAAAACTCAATGAAAGACCAGACCGACAAATCAACGATCGACGCGTGGGACAGCGCGCAGCAGGCCGCCGACATTGGCGACACGACGCTGGACGAGAACCGCGTGAGCGGTCGCCGTTTCAAGGGCAGCAAGACGCCGGACAAAGTGCGCCAGAAGTGGCGGACGCCGGAGTGGCTTTTCGCCTGGGCGCGTAAGCGTTTCGGCGAGTTTGGGATCGACGTGGCCGCAGAGAAACTAAACGCCCTTTGCGCCTGCTATCTGGACGAGGAGACGAACGCCCTCCGGGATGATGTGCAGTGGGGCGCGGAGAACGGGCTGGCGTGGTGTAACCCGCCATATGCGGAGCCGATGCCGTTTGTAACCAAAGCGATCGAGCAGGCCAAGACGCGCGGCGTCTCGACGGTCCTCCTCGTGAACTCCGACGCCTCCACGGCCTGGTTTAAGAAAGCACTGGATCATGCGTCCGTAATTGTCCACATCACCAGCGACGGCGAGACGTCCGGGCGCGTGGCCTTTGTGGATGCTGTGACCGGGGAACCCGGCGGCAAAAATCCTAAGTCGTCCGTCTTATTCCTGATCAAGCCCCGCAAACGCGGCGAAATCAAGACGGAATATGTAACGCTTACCGAAATGATGTACGCAGGCAAAAGCCTGATTTAAGGGAGACTCAAAGATGATCATCTATGCACCCGTTGACGCGCTCCGCGCTCACCAGCTCACCAAAGGCCGCCAGGATGTGCGGTATTACCTGAACGCTTTACACTTCAAAGGCGACGAGATCCAGACGTCTAACGGCCACGTGGCGCTCTCGACTCGCTCCGCGCTGACCGAAGCCCCGGCGGAGGGCCTGATCCTGAATATCTCCACGCCGCCGACCGGGCGCGCCTACTCCACCGCCGTGATCGATACCGAAGCCGGGATCGTGTACTGGTGCGCGCAGATGGCCGACAAGCCGCAGGACCTGGAGGGCTTCGAGTTTCGCCGCCAGCGTCTGGCCGTCGGGACGGTTGACGTCGTGGACGCCACCTATCCGAACCTTACCGCAGTGATCGAGAGCGCGAAGAACAACTCCAAAGCAATAACGGACGTTAAGGTGGCGGCGGAGTATCTGGGCCTGATCGAGAAGCTGGGGAAAAAACTCTCCGTTAAAATGCCGTTTGTGGATCTCCACTTCGCGGGTAACAACATGCCGATCCGTATTGAGTTTAATACGCCGTTCGGTCCGTCTACGATGATCATCATGCCCGCGAGGCCGTAACATGAAGCGTAAGGCGATATTCTTATTTAACCTTACGCGGATCATGGTCGATCCGTGGCTTAAGGCTGGTGTCGAGTGTTGGATGTATGACGGCCAGCACGAGCCAGGGATCCACCCAGACCCGCAGGAGCCGAACCTTATCCGCGTCGGGCGCATGTTTGACGCTGACGACACGATCCGGGAGGCGTCCCGCATTGCCGAGGAGGTAGGGCCAGGCGTTATCTTTATCGCGTCCTTTGCCGAGTGTACCGACCTTACTTGCACCGGGGCGCGCTGGTGGAAAGCGAAAGCGGAGAAGGATCCGCGCTTCCAGGACAAGGCCGTGGCGCTGGCAAAAATGGTTAAGCACGTCTCCGGCTTTTGCAGCGTGGAGAATGGCAACTTTGAGCCAGTATCGACGATCCCGTGGATGCTGGAGAATCCGAAGATCTCCCGCCTGTCCACGATGTGGCGGCCCTGTGATGAATGGTTTCACCCGTACTATTACGGCGGCTATCTGCCGGAGGACCACCAGCACCGCCTCTACCCGGAGATCTACCCGGCGCGCGACGCCTATCCGAAGCAGACCGGGATCTGGTGCGGCGGCGGTTTCATCATGCCGCAGACGAAGCCAGTCCCGGCAATCGACAACAATCCGGGCTGGTCCAAGCTGGGCGGATCCAGCACCAGAACAAAGAACATACGCAGCGCCACCCCGGAGGGCTTCGCCCTCGCAGTATTCGCCGAAAATTTCCGCTAGTCTCAGGCCCCACTCCGGGGCCTTTCTCTTTTTATCACGAAATAATTAAAAACCCCTTGCGCGTCCATTTATCCTTTGTTATATTCTTTCTCACACCAACCAGAGAGGAAAACGAAATGACTACAGCAACCGCAACCAACAAAAACGGCCAGACTCTGGCAGACCTCCGCGCCAAATACTGGGGCGACCAGATGGGGACCATCTTCTCCCGTCCGAACCGCGCGAAGGTCGCAAGCTGGCTTATGCTGGCGCAGGCGCAGACGCTGGCCTTTAACGCGCAGTGCCTTACCAACCGCCTCCGCATGTGGTACGCAGGCCCGGAGGCAGTCAAGGCGACCAAACGCGAGATCGCCGAGCTGATGGCAAACGCTAACGACGCATTGCGTAAAGCCTATGGCAAGTAAACAGGGGACGCGCCGCGAGGTATGGGAGGCGGCGCAGGCCGCCGGACTGGACGACATGATCAGTAAAGTGTCGGCAGTCTTTGGCAAAGAGGCGATCGCCGACATATCGATCGAGACGCAGGAGGGCGAGATCTTCCTCCACCAGCCGGACCCGAAACTGGTCCGGGTACAACCGGGCAGCAACGGCGGCCCGTCACTTAAACAGATGATCGCGGACACGAAAACGCGTAAAAGGCTCAAGGGGGCATAGTGGGAAAAGTAACAGCGGAAATTATCGGATGGACGGACGCGCAGGACGCCGAGCTGATCCGCCTGGCCGGGACCATGCCGCGCAAAGAGCTGGCGGAGCGCATTGGTCGAAACTTCCGCCAGATGCAGGTCCGCGCGTCGGAGCTGGGCGTGTCGCTCGCCTTTGATCGGACCTATACGGGCTGGACAGAGGCCGAGGACGCGAAGCTCCTCCGCTTCCTGGAGCACGATCTGAACGAGGCGGATCTGGACGAGCTGGTGATCGCCACCGGGGGGCGCGTGGTAGTGCCGGACGAGCTGACCCACGCGCACGTCGCTAACTGGTTAGGTAAAACTGTCCCGTCACTTCGTGGGCGGATCATGAAATTTAAGAAAGAGGGGAAATTTAAATGAAAGACTTACGCGGACACCGCTATGTAATCTGGGCCGTAATCGCCGCCAGCGCGGCAGCATGGGCCGCAATTGGCTACGCCGTATCATTAGCCATCTAAAAAAAAGGGCCGCTTAAAAAGCGGCTCCTTTCGTTTACGGCTCAAAGATGATCTACAATGCCGGGGAACTATACCACGGCGCACCATGAGGACAAAATTATGAGTTACTGGCATCGCTACTACCGCCCGGATCTACTGGGCTGGAAGGTCACGAGGATCTCCAATCCGTCGGACGTGCCGCAAAAGGACGTTATCTGGCTTGAGAACGACCCGGCCAACCTTGATCCCACGAAAATGTTTTACATGGAGTACGACCCGAACCTGGTCCCGGCGCTTAAGCTGACGAAGGATCTCCCCGGCGTGGCTGGCGGTGATGCTGGCGCGACTTTCGTCCCGGTTAGCACCAACAAAAGTTTTGGCGTTAAGGCAGAGGGCGGACTCCCTCCGCTGTCCTACCAGTGGAAGAAAGTCTCCGGCGGCCAGACTACCAACCTGACCAACGCCAACGGCTACAGCGGCGTAACGACCGACACGCTCACGATCAGCAACTACACCGCCGCAACGCATAACGCGGACTACTTCGTGACCGTGACGGACGGCGCAGGCCATACCGTTGACAGTCAGCGCGTGAGGACTAAAGTCGCTGTTAGCCTGTCCACCAACCTGTCCCCGACCGCAACCTGGACCGCAGGGACGTCGGCAAGCCTCTCTGTAACGGTGAACAACCTTACCGGGCTTGCTCCGTATACGCATGAATGGTTTAAAAATGGCGTATCGCAAGGACCAGGAACGATCAGCGGATCGGGTAACGTAACGTCAACGCTCACTAAAGCCTCTCCGACGGCGGCGGACGCCGGGGAATACTGGTGCGTCGCCACCAGCAGCAACACCAACGAACCGAAAACCGTCGAGTCTATCCACTGCGTGGTTACTGTTAATCCGGCAGCATAAAAAAGGGGGCCGATTAGGCCCCTTTTATTATATAATGTCATTCCTTTAATAAAGGAGTTAAACGCTGTGAAACACTTTTTACACCTTCCTAAATTCAAAGATGATGCTTACGGAACCAATACCCCCGACACTATGATCGCCATTGACGCGATCGATATTTTGTCTATTCAAAGCACCGGGCAAGACCCCAGCAACCCTACTGACATTAGCGATATTCTTAACTTTAATTTACACATTGGTGATATAAGCCACTCTTACGCGCAAGCTGGCGGGATAAACCTTACCCAGATAACGGAGGCTTTGGAGTCCGCCGGAATGATCCGCGTATCTGATGTGTGGCTCAATATATCAAACCTCGCAAGTATAAACGCGGTTGATGGTGATAAGCCGATTAATGAATGGGCGGAAAATAGCGAATACGGAATACAGGCGGAATTAGTTTTTAAATCTGGCCTTATTTATAACATTAATTTTACTCATGACAATTTCGGTAAGTTTATATTTAAACTTAAAAAAGATATTCAATTATAAAAAAAGGGGCCGCTTAGGCCCCTTTCTCATTGCTTACTCGCTACCGAGTCGTAAATCCTTTCGCACGTTTCCCCCTTCGTGATCGCGTCGTCGGCTATATCAGCATACCGTCGAGCGAGCGCTCCAGTCCCTTTGAGCAAGTCGGCATACATTCGGGCGGTCTTGTCCCCTGACGCGCTTCCGAGGGCAGCGGTCGCACTTGCGGCGGCGTTACGGGCTTCGGCGGCCTTTGCTCTTGCGAGCAGCCGATCAACAGCAGCGCCAGCAGCAACGGAATCAGCGCGCGCCTGTGCGGCTTGTTCGTTCGCATGTTTTATAGCCTCCTCGCGGGCAATGTCCCGCCCTTGTTCAATGATACGGGCGGCATGTTCACCCGCCGCGACCTGGGAGGATTCAGCGGCCAGCCGCGCCGACTCTTTCACCTGCCAGCCGCGATCGGTCCATACATGACCAGCCCAGAATGATCCCCCCAGAGCCAGCAGCACGACAACCAACCCGGCGAGGGGCTTCCAGTAGGCGCGCAGGAACAACCGGAGGGCGGCCATTATTCGGCGACCTTACCGCCAGCGGCGCGGAAATAGCCCAGGAAGTCGTCGAGCGTTTCGGTCCGCTGACCATACGGCGAGCCGGGCAGGGAGGCCCAAATGGTGTTACATTTTTTCACCGCGTCGGCGATCCGACCTGCGTCAATGTCGGCCAGTGCGCGGCGCTCGCTGATTTGCTGGAGGGCGATCTGGTCCTGCGATGCCGGGGAGAAGTCTTTGAGGCCGAGCTGGTCGGCGTAGTGGCCGTAATACTTGCTCAGGAGCTGGTAACGGCCAGCAGCCGTGGACGAAAGGCCGGGACGCAGGCGGACCAGCTTCGCCGGATGCTTGCTGTAATCGGTAAACAGCTCGCCGCCCACGATCACGTCGTAGCCGTGGTTTCGCGTTTGCTGGCGACCGTTGTCCGTTCCCTCGCCTACGGCCAGCGCGTCAAGAAACGCCTTACGCTGGGGAGTCACTTCGAATTTAGCCATTAGATCGATCCTCCGGGTTTTCAGTATGCGCCGGAGTGGCGCGGATTTTTTTCAGAAACGGGATCTTTTCGCTGGCCCAGTCGAGCGCAGTCTCTACGCCGATATAGCCCAGGAAAACAGAAGCCAGATAGCCCCAGGTCCCGTGATCAATATTAAAAAACGAAAGGATATTATTCATCCCAAACGCAACAAAAGCGCACAAAGCGCCACCCGTTACTATATCACGGAATGGGTGTTTTAATTGCCAGTGCCGAAAGACGGCCACCGCCGCCGACACGAACGAATAACCCAGCTCCACCCGGTACACCTGGAACAACTGCCAGAGCGTAGTATGTTCGGACATTATCCTGATCCCTTTTAACATTTGAGTAACCGCTAAAAGGGTAGCACGAAAAAAAATGGAGCCGCAAAGGCTCCATATCGATCAGGGAGTAAGGTACTGATTAACCATATAAAGCGGCTAATGCGTCCATCCCGGTTTCACATCCGGCGATCTTCTCCGCCAGACCTTCGGCCATATCTTTTAATTCTGCCTCTTTCGTGGCGAAAATTTTATCCCGCTCCGCCGTGGAGCGCTCGATCGTGCCGTCCTCTTTCGGCTCAAAATTCAGGCCGAAAGAAATTTCCGCGCCGTCTTTGGCGTGGGACACGAACTGGATCGCCGGATTGTCGTCGGAGTCCTCGCCCTTCTGGACCAGAACCTGGACGCCGTGCGCCTCGAATAAATACCAGTATTTTTCCATTGTGATCACCTCATTTTAGGGGGCTTTTTGCCCCGTGTAAGTTTGTTGTACTTCTCGTGGGACATGAGATCCCACGTCTGGCCCTTGTCGCGTGACAGCAGCCGCCAGCGATAACCCACCTCCAGCGCGAGGCCCAGACCGCCGACCAGTTTCCGGGGCTTAATCTCCCCGGCAAGGTGGCGCTGGAGGACCTTTTTAGCCTTGCGCTGAATGTCCGCCGGGATCATTCCTTCGGGCCTTGCGTTAGGGCCAGCGCCAGACGAAAGTCTGTAATGCGCGCTTGCATCCAGCCCCGGAACTCCGCCAGCGCGTCCTCCACCAGCACCGCGTCGAAGTCCTTCGCCATTTCTGGCCCGTGGTACTGGACGGAGTAACGAGTGATAGCCCGGCAGACGACGCGAACAGTCCCGACCTCCAGCACGTAACCAAAACCGCCGCCCTCGTTCTCCGGGCGCTGGAAACACTGGAGGCGAAACGGCACATTCTGAACCTTTGACCCGTGGCGGATCATTGAGGCCACGCGCTCCGCGTCCTGACGTGCGTCGGCTTCGGATGGAAAGCGGGTAATTACTTTGATTGTCATGGCTTGCTCCTGGGTGGATGTGGCCCCCGTGGGGGCCGTGTGGGTTAGTAGTATTCAGCGGCGCGCAGGTTGTTACGATGGATAATGCGACGGGCTTCGTATTCGCCGCGTGTGGTGAACTCGTCCACGTAGTCCTCCACTTCCAGGTCCGCGTCCTCGCCTTTCAGCTCCGGCGCTTTCCATGAGAGGAAGCGGCGACGGACTGGAGCGCCTACCACGTGGAAGTTAACAGCCCACTGGCGGCCACGTTCCTGGGAAGTCGGGGAAACTACTGTTAATTTTGCCATCGTCTTAATCTCCGTTATTGCCGGGGCCATTCCCCGGCGACAACTTAATACTATCGTGATTTATTCTTTCTCACAAGTGTTTTTTTCATTCGGCCACAAAAAAGATCCGATGGCCTCCCCCTGGTCCTCGCCAAGATGGGCGCGAGCGCCGGGATCGTTGTTCCATAAGTGCCACACTTCGGCCAGCAGCTCCTCCGCCCGGTCCAGTCGTTCCCGCGTCTCGCCGTGCTGATTGTGGAGGGCCGTCACCGCAGACTCCAGCCGCAGTCCCAGCTTGCTGGCGGTGCAATGTTCGGCCCACTCGTGATCCTCCAGGAGCTGGCAAACCGCCGTGACGTCCGTCTCCAGCATTCTCTCCGTGACGGATTTTGTCGAGCCAGCACGGAGGCGCGGCTGAATGCTGTCCAGCGTGGCGCGCGTCTCACGCATGGTTACTTTGAACCGCTCCGACTCCTCCGGCGTCATGCTGTCCACGTTGATGATCGGCGGCGTGGTCGCCAGCTCCAGCCAGTCCTCCACTGACCGGGCCAGACGTGCCACCGTATTGTCCAGACCAGTGATCCGCGACGCGATCGGGGCCGTCACCTGGGCCGCGCAGTCCAGGATCACGTCCTGGGCCTGGTCATACGGCATACGCCACGACACGCTCGCGCCGGACTGCAACCGGAGGACGGTCTGATCGGCATATTTGCCGGGATCAATCTCGCGGATCTCGCTCAACGGAATGATGCGCTTGCGCCCGCCGTCATAAGTAACAATGGATAAAAACATTTACGCGTCCCCTTTCTGGTCCAGAGTTTTAGCGATGAAGTCGCGCACGTAGTCCAGTGCGACGAGAGCGGCCAGCGTGGCAGCAGCGGCCCAGGCCTCCAGCGCGCCCGGCTTGATGTGACCCGGCGCGAAGAACATCACGACGAGGTAGACCCCGACCATGATCGTAATGTTGGTAACGATCCGCATTAACAATTTTTTCACTATTGCCCCCTTAAGGCTTGTTTACACCGCAACGCAGCGGCGGCTAATTCTGGCCCGACTGGCGTCCCTGGGGGGATCACGTCGTCGAGTCCGTCGGAGTCTGACACCGGGCAGGCGATCAGCTCCTTGTTTACTTTCAGATCACGGAGCAGCCCGTCGCGCTCCATGAATGCGGCATGACGGCAGAGAGCCAGCAGGGCCTTACCATCCACACCAGCAACGCCCCAGAACGCGGCGAAGATTTGCTCCGATGGCCGCAGGCGGGCGAAAGCGTCCCGGACTTCCTGCGTCACACCGAACGGATCCAGTACGCCGCGATCGATAGCGTCCTGAATGGAGAGATCGGACGGCTTTACCTTTTCCAGTATCTCCAGCATTCGCTCCGCTGGCGTCTTACGTTGCGCCACGTTAGCCCGAAGTGGGGCGCGTGGCTCGTCTCTAAACAGGTCCATAACTGCCTCCGTTTGTTCGTAACGAACATTAGAACAATGAAACCATGATGTAAAGTTTTTTCTTTACTGGTGCAGGGTTGACCGGGTAACGCGTCGGGGGTACATTGTTACCGACAACGTTACCATGATTTAAGGAAAGCAGTATGATCCAAGACGAAAGAGACGAGCAGCAGGAGCCGAGCCGCGAGGAGATCCTGGAGCAGCTCCTCCCAGGTGACGCACCTCTCGACCAGCCGCCGGAGTGGCTACCGGAAACGCCGGAGTTTACCGAGGCAGAGCTGGCCCGGCAGATGGCGATCGACGAGGACGCAGCCGCAGAGCAGGGAATGAGCCTGGAGGATGTGCAGCTCTACCACTTCGGCACGAACGAAGCGGATCACGAGTGGGACATGGTACTGGACGAGGACAACCAGCCCGCCATGATGCCGCGCAGCCTGACCACCGAGGAGCGCCGCGAGCGTGACCTGGCAAAGATTAAGGCCATGCTGGCAGAGCAGCCGGACGAATTTCTGGACAAACTCCGGGAGGCCAGCGCGCCGCGCGTTATCAACTTCGTGATCCAGAACCTGATCCCGGAGCGGTCCGTGGGCTTCCTGGTCGGCGAGTCCGGGGCGAAAAAGACCTTTTGCGCGCTCCAGATGGCGATATGCGTCGCTAAGGGCCACCACTTCGCAGGTCTGCCCGTCCGTAAAGGCTCCGTGCTGTACTTCGCGCCAGAGGACGCCGACGGCGTGAAAGAGCGTTACGCGGGCTGGGTATACAACCAGAACAAAAATAAGCCGCTTGATAACCTGTTTATCATTTCTCAGCCCGTGCCGTTGCACCGGGATCGCGAGCTGATGAAATTCGCGGCCAAGTTTAACGCCTCCCCGTTCTTCGAGCTGGAGGGCAACAAGCCCGCGCTGGTCGTGATCGATACCTATAGCGCCAACTCCGCAGGCCAGAAGGTCGGCGAGCAGTGGCGCGAACCGAAGGACAACGAGCCGGGGCGCTGGGTGGGCGGCGAGCCATTCACCGAGAACAACAACGACCAGGCCGCGATCCTGTTAGCCAACGCGCAGAAGCTGGCCGAGGCGCTGGACTGTGCCGTGGTGATCCTCCACCACTCCGGGAAGGACGCGACGCGCGGCGGACGTGGGGCCTCTGCCCTCAAGGCTAACTCCGCCTTTGAGATCACGCTCTCGAAGCACAAGGACCGCGATTTGTTTATCTTCGACCACACCAAAGCCAAAGGCTCCGCCATGCTGGAGCGGCGCGCATTCCGCACGAAGTCCGTCAAACTCCCGCCGGAGCTGGTAAAAGCCAAACGCGAGGCAATGGCGAGAATGTCCGCACCTGGGAAGGATGGCCCGGCGGCGTGGCACATCGGCAACAACGACACGACGCTGATCGTCATCAACGAGCCGGAGCTGGTCAAACAGGAGGCCGCAGGCGCGGACGAGGACAAGGCCGCAGCGCAGAAGGTGAGCAAGACGCAGGAGAACGCCCTCCGGCTGGCGCAATTCGTCCACGAGTACAACCTGACGCGAAAGGAAAAGAACTACCGGACGCCTAAACTCACCAAAGGCATGTTATCGGACTGGGCGCGCACCGGGACCGACGATCCTATGGACAAGATGCAATTCCACCGCGCCTTTGAACATGCCACCAAAAAGCAGATCCTGATCAAGATGGCAGGCGACGAAACGCTTACCGCCATGAACGAGGCGATCCCGCTCCTGGGTGGGATAAAGGATAACGATCCGCGCCCGACTGACTGGGGCCAGAAAGAGGACGACGGGGCCGACGATCTTAACGATTTTTAACGGTCACATTTCCTGGTAACGGTCACGGGTTACATAACATATACCCCCTTTAGGGGGTATATATATATGTTACCGTTACCCAGTGGCTCCGAAGTTTCAAAAAGGTAACAGTGTTACACCGACAATGTTACCGATAGTATTCAGTAACTTACATACATTCCGGTAACGGGGATTTTCAGAGCGTTACGGCGGGGATTTTGCCGGGGGTCAAAACCCCAAAACCCCCGACCATTTCCACACATAATTATCATTGATTCATGATGCAAAGGAGCATACTATTAACGTGATACAATTCCCCAGCCGAAAGGCACGAGGGAGAACGTCGCCGGAGCAAGTGACACCACTCCGGGAAGCCGTCGGATCGTGGACTTATCTCTGGATATGTTTCACTGTCTACGGTGCAGGGTTGACGATGTTAATCGCGATCGTGTGTAACATTCTCAGGTCGTAACGATTTCGTTACGGCTCCGACAAAACGAGGTAATGATGAAAGAGACGATGAAAGGGCAGGAGGCGAGCGTGACGGACCTCTCCCGTATGTATGTAGGCCCGCAGCAACGGGCGACGATGAAACAGCAGCTTTACACCGTGGCCCGCCGGAAAGGCTACAGCCACAACCAGGCGACGGCGCTCGCAGAGCAGGGCGTCCGGGACTTTGTGGCGAAGATGGACGAGCAGCGCAGGGCGGCGGCGTTAGGAGGTGAGAATGAATAAGTTAACACTGGCCCGACCAGCGCGCGACCTGGACGAGCAGGAGCTGGACGAGACGGAGCTGGAGGCACTGGCAGACGGCTATCCTCCCAGCAGCTTAGGCGGACTCGACCACGAGGAGGTCGTGAGGCATCTTGCGCGCCGCTTGCTGGACACGCTGGAGGAGCTGGACGACGTGAGCGTGAGCCTGTCCATCACTAAGGCAGAGCTGGACGACGAGGTGAGACGATGAACCTTGCAGCAGCAAACGCAGCCCACGCCGTGGTCGATGTATGCGGCAACCTGATCGCCGTGACGCTCAACCAGGCGCAGGCAAAGAACATCGCCCGCAAGATTGGACTGATGGCCGCCTACCGTCCGGCAACGGAGGACGATGTGGCAGCGCTGGGCCGGAAAGTGGACGACGATCTGACCTGAAAATAATTTACTCTTTTCGTGATATTTCTCTGGACACGCCGCCCGAAAGTGTTTATCTTATATCACATAGGGCGGCAACATCGCCGACCCCCAGAGGAGAAACGAAAATGACTACAGCACTCAAAGCACGTATCACCGAGTTACACGCCAGCTACAACCGCGACGCAATCCGCGAGCTGGCAAGCCTCCGCCAGACAATCAAAGGCCGCGACCTGAAAGTGGGCGATGTTATCCTTTGCCCCGGCAATCATAAGCCTTGCACCGTCACCGAGATCGACGGCTCCATTATCCGCACCGACAGCGCTCGCCAGTGGGACCAGTTCTATCTCGACCGCCACGACACGATCAACGTGTTTCGCGCCTGATCACCAGCGCCCCGGCAACGGGGCATTCATCCACCCGACGAGAGACAGCACCATGAAACAGATCGAGATCCTCCACGCTGACCACTACGCAGGCAACGGACCGAGCGGCTTCGAGCGCGTCCAGCTCCCCGCCCTGGTCCGGGCCGAGCCGTACCGTTACGAAAGTAACCCGGAGTACACCCTGGACACGCTGATGTTAGTCCCTAACGCCGAGCTGGTCCGCATTGGCTACACTGGCCCGCTTCTGGAGTGCGGATCCCTGTCCTTCGGTACGCATAACCATTCATGGCGTGACGTGAACCCGTTCACATACTGGAACCAGCTCAAGGCATCGCGCCCGGTCGGACCGATAGGCCAGCCGCTGGAAGCCTGACCGATACCACCAGCGCCGAACGATGGAAGCCCAGAGGGCCGCTAGTAGGCGCTAATCATTCGACCCCATAGCCTGGGAGGATCCGATGTTTCACCAACCAACCGAGCCGACAGCACCACACCGCCAGAGCGCGGTCGCGGCGTTTGTCCGCAACACCCTCGACGAGCAGGCGCGCAAGGTAGCGCGGGAGAACTTCGTCGCGCTCCTGTCCGAGACGTTCGCCGACGTGGCGCGTGAGTACGATCTCAACCCTCGCTTACTGGCCCAAGTGGCCGCAATGGAGACAGCACTATGAACCACCCGACCCAGCACCAGCCGACCCCGCCAGCATACGTGGAGGCTCTCCTGATTGGCGGGCCGCACGACGGCCAGCGCATTAACCTGATCGAAGGGACGCCGCAGATCCTGATGCCCGCGCCGCTATGCCCCCACGTGGAGTACCTGGCCGACACCATGCCGACCGGACCGGGCGAGCAGCCGACTCACACCTACACCCGGAGCGGCTTCGGTATCAGCCACGAGGGACGGCGCGGCATGTTCTATCTGTACATCCACGAGTCGCTCCCGGCTCACCCGATCGCAGCGGTCCAGATGCTTTACGACGGCTACCGCAAGCCGGGCGAGGCTCCGAAGTGGGGCCATGACCTGGCCCAGCTCCCGCGCACCGACTGGAGGGGCTGATGATGCTAATCGACGAGGCTCCGGTGTACTGCCGGATCGTGGACGTGAAGCGCGACCAGTACGGACGCCGGGGCCACACCCTGCAAGGCTGGCGCGTCCGTAACCGTCTGTACATGCGCGCCGCAGACGGCAACCTGTACCCGGTCCCGATGGGGCAGGGAACCAGCAACATGATCCGCCTGATGCGTAACGGGCGGCTGTACCTTCTGACTAATGGGATCTACTGATGCTTTACGAAATGGTTTTCTCTTACATGGCGATCGGCGCGGCGTGGATGCTGATCGAGATATGGGCGGGCGCTGGCTCCTACCTGGGGCGTCGCTGTGCAGAGGAGGCGGCCACCCTGCCCTCGTCGCTCGTGCCACTGGCGGCGGCGCTGGTGGCGCTGATTGTGGTTTTCTTCCTGGGGCTTACGCTGATCTTCTGGCCGTACTTCGTGTGGGACGACTGGCGTCGCGGCAACCTGCTAAAGCCTGGCCGATGGGGCGATGATAAAGAATAAATAACGCTTGCATTAATATCACGATTCCGTTATCTTTAACTGGTCGGCGGGAAATGGTCCCGCCACCAGCCAGAGAGACGCGACCATGACCACATTAGACCAGACCCTCGCAGCAATTCAGGCCGAGATCGCCCGCCAGATGGCAAGCGGCAATATGTCCGCCGTTGTCGCTGGCCTCGCCATCCATGAAGCCGCAGAGCGCGCGATGGCCGCCGACGATACAGTGATCGATCTTGAGCCGACCGAGTGGGACCTGGTGGACGACGAAGCCCAGCTCCGCGCCCTGCCAGGCTACTACGACGGCTTTTAACCTACCCGGCCCCGCAAGGGGCCATCACCCGACGGAGAACACCATGAACAGCCACGACGAAGGATTACTCTACGCGCAAATGTCCCACGAGGACCGCCAGCGCTACACCCAACGCAAGATCCGCGTGTCCGACATTGCCGACGCCATGAACCACGGATTCAAGGCGGAGCCGGACCTCTCCCCCTGCCACCTGCCCCTCCTGTCCGACGATGCGCTGGCCCGCATTCATGCCGAGAGCGAGAAGTGGCGCGACAAGGGCCGCGAGCGCGAGCTGGAGCAGGAGCTGGCGGACATGCGCGAGGCAGAGGCCAACGTTTCCCGCTACTACGTCCAGTTACGCGAGATCATCGGCGCGATGCACGTCCCGCCGTCCTTCCGTTCGGTACTCAGCCAGCCGCAACATGTCGCATGGACCGAGCAGAAAGCGCGGGAGCTGGTTAAAAAGGCGGAGGATTGCGCCGTATATGCCCGCACCGCGCAGAGCGCAGAGAAGCGCGTGGACTTGCTGGAGCGCTACGTCACGGCCTGCGACGCGAAGCGCGTCCCGTATAACTGGAACGTGTTTAAGATGCCGACCGCCGATCTCCACCAGCTCGTCCTCCAGGTGGAGAGCATGGAGCGCCTGACCCGTTGCGACTGCAACCCGGAGCGCGTGGCGTGGTTTGAGACGCGCACCCACCAGGAGACGGAGCAGAGCCTCCGCTGGCACGCTAAACGCGCCGATGAGACGCGCAAGCTGATCGAGCAGTACCGGGGCGGGCGGATCACCATTGGCACGGCAGAGGCGCTACTGGACGCCTTGCTGGACCGCCCGCAGTGTGGCGAAGCGCAGCCGGACGCCGACGGCTGGATCGTGTGGCAGAGATTCGACAAGGACCGCCGCCCTCCGCTCCTGAACGACGAGGACATGGTGGAGATCGAGACGGTAGGCGGAGGCCATAACACGCTCCAGGTGAGCGTCGTCGCGTGGGAACAGGTTAAGCGCTTCCGCCGCGTAAAGTGAGGGCCAGCACCTGGGGGGATCGTAACGCCCCCTTTATCGTTATCCCTCCCCCGGTAACGCTGGCACAATTCGAAGCAAGTAAGCGCGAGATCGCGGCGGGCTGGAGACTCCAGCCCAGTGACCCGGAGGAGGACCGGAAAGACCGTGTGATCAGCTATCAGCGCAAAGCGATGATCCTCGCACTGGTGGCGATGGTCTGCTTTGGCCTCGCTTACTGGTTTAAGTAATATCCCGCTTGCATGATGTACGCCCCGGCGCTATGCTGGGGCCGATTCCACCCAGACGAAGGATTGAGCAATGACTCTTAAGCGTTTTAAGACGTGCCGGACATGCGGCAAACAGGAGCCGAGAGGCTGGACCGAGAGCGCCGACTATGTTTGCGCGGTATGCAGAGAAAAGACCGTGGCGGAGGTATTCGATCCGCTGGTGGCGCACCGCTCGATCACCCAGACGCCGGAGCAGATGAAGCAAGCCCAGCGCGTGGCCGATATGATGCGCAAGTTTGAGCAGGAGCGAAAGGATCCGACCGCGCTCCGCAGTGACCCGACCCGGCGCGCGCTCCGCAACCAGGGCGACGACCTCGACCCGCTTAACCCGCTTTCGCTGACCTCGCCACTAAATCCGGTCTACCACGTCAACGACCGCAACGACTGGGACGACAGCAGCCACCGCCACCACTCCAGCCACGACAGCGACAGCAGCCCCAGCTATGACAGCGGCGACAGCAGCACCCCCAGCGGCGGAGCCTGCGACTGATGGCGGGCGCGACGAAGGAGAAGCCCATCGCATTCAGCCGCGCCCAGGCTATCGCGATGAAATCCCACACCTACCAGGGGATCGAGTGCAAAGCGCACCGGGGAAACTTTACCCGGTTTACCAGTAACGGGACGTGCGTTATCTGTGCGAAGTTTGAGGACACGGGCAAGCGCACGGGCTACATCGCCAAACGGGCCGACAAACTGGCCTACGCCCACCCGGTTAGCCCCTGGCCCATTACGGCGGAGAATATGCACCTTTGCCCGGACCTCTCGCCGGGGCGCTCCACTTGATAACGGTCCCGTGATAGACGACAATCCTCCGCGAACCCTGTAAACATCCAGGCGTAACCGGAGGATTTTTTTATCATGGCGAACGAGCAGAACCTCAAGAAAGGCAACCGATTTAGCAAGGACAACCAGCCGCAGCGACGCGGACGGGAGAAGCAATTCCGAACCCTCCTACTCGACGCCCTCCGAAAAGTGAAGGTGAAGGAAAAAACCGGGCGTAAGATCGACGTAGAGGACGAGGAGACGGGCGAGATCCGCCAGGAGGACGAGCTGGTGGAGGTGGCGCTGACCGAGGATATGTACATCCAGCGCGCGATCCAGATGTCCCTCTATGACCCCGCCATGATGCGCGACATTCTCAGTCGCCTGGTGCCATACGTTAAGCCGACCGCCCCTATCTATGAGTTTGAGCTGAAAAGCGACAAAGCCAGCGACAAGATCCTGGAGGTGACGCAGGCAGTCGCGGACGGCATTCTCCCGTTCGATGCCGCCGAGGTTATCGTGAAGATGATCCGCCACGGGGCCGAGGTCCAGGAGCTGTCCGACCTGATCGCCCGCATTGAATCGCTGGAGGCTCTCCTGAATGACCAGAAAAAATAAGAGCACCCGCGAGAGGATCGAGGCGTCCGGCCTGCCTCAACACCTGATCGATATGTACCGGACGTTAGTCGTCTGGTATGACCTCGACGATCTGGAGCGAGTGCGCAAGGCGGGCGTAAAACTCCACAAAGTGAAAGAATATTCGCAGGGAGCCGGGGCGCTGTGCCACGACGTCACGATCGACGGCTTCCGCTATCAGTTTATTGGCCTGCGTTACGTGCCGAACCCTAACCAGCTACTGGGCCGCGTGGTCCACGAGAACGTCCACGCGATCAATAATATCTGGCGTCATGCAGGCGTCCGGCCAGACCTGGATAACGACGAGCACCAGGCCTATTTTGCCGAGGACCTGGCCTATCATGGCTTTATGGCCGCCTCGACGTTGTTCGCTGACAAGGGGGCCGCCGATGGCGAAAAATCGTAAGGAAGCGGCGGAGCGTCTGGCCCGACTGGAGGCCATGCTCCGCTACAAGGCGCGCGAGGGCGGGCTGGTTTACGGCGTCTATGAGCCGGACGGATTGCAGGCGCGCCACCTCTACAACATGCGCAAGGTTAACGGCGAATGGGTTTACACCAGCGACCCGCACGACATTACGATCGCCGAGTGCCTGACCCCGATCCTCCTGCGTCCGAAACGCTTTATCATTCTGGTGGGCGGGCGTGGCTCCGGTAAGTCGCTCTCCGTCGGCGGCATGGTGGCCGCAGATGCGCACGACGAGGCCGCGAGCGCTATGTGTCTGCGTGAGTTTCAGGCGTCGATTAAGGACTCCGTTCACCCCCTCCTCGTTAACAGGATCGAGGAGTACAAGATGGACGGCTTCGAGCCGCTGGAGAAAGAGATCCGCCACGAGAACGGCGCGATCATCCGGTTTAAGGGGATGGCCCGCGACCCGGACGGCGTTAAGTCCGCATTCGGATTTAAACGCTTCTGGGGCGAGGAGGCGCAGACCTTTTCCGAGGACTCGATCCGCAAGCTCACGCCGACCATGCGCGAAAAGGGCGGGATTATGTTCTTTACCGCCAACCCCGGATCCAGTGAGGACCCATTCAGCAAGCGATTTATCAATCCTTTCTGGGAGGATCTACTCCGTGACGGCATCTACGAGGACGATCTCCACCTCGTGATCCGCGTCAACTGGTCGGATAATCCGTGGTTTCCGCCCGAACTCCGCGCAGAAATGGAGTTTGACCGGAAAACCCTCTCCCGCGCCTTGTTCGATCACGTGTGGGAAGGTCATTTTAATGACTCCGTGCCGGATGCCATCATCCCGGCTGAATGGTTTGATGCCGCGATCGACGCTCACCTCCATTTAGGCTTCAAAGCGTCTGGCATGAGGATCGCAGCACTCGACCCGGCGGACGTCGGGACCGATAACAAAGCCTATGGCGAGCGCCAGGGGCCAGTCGTCACGCATATGTCGGAGTGGTACGAGGGCGACGCTAACGACGCAGTGGATCGGGCGATCAGCGAGGCCAAAATCCACGGCGTCGAGGCGTTTGTGTGGGACCGGGCAGGGCTGGGCGCTGGCCTGCGTCGCCAGGTAACGGAGGCTTACGCCGGGACTAACGTTATCGTGGACGGCTACAACGCCGGGGAGGGCGTCAAAGAGCCGGACGGGCTGGTGGAGCTGGATCACTGGCTCAACAATAAGACCGAGGGCGACAACCTTCTGAAAAATGTTGATGCTTTTGCGAACCGGGGAAGCCAGGATATTTACCTGTTACGCCGTCGCTTCGAAAAGACTTACGAGGCTGTGGTGAAAGGCGTCTACCACAACCCGGAGGAGCTGATCAGTCTGGACAAGGCCGGGATCGGGGAACATATGCAGAAGCTCCGCGCCGAGGTCTGCCGTATTCCCCGCGTTTACAACACCAACGGCAAGTTTGCCAGGATGCCTAAGCCGCAGATGCGGACCAAGCTCAAAATGAAGTCGCCAGGCATGGCCGACGTGCTTTGCATGTTGATGCAGCCGCCGGAGCGCGTGAAAAACGACGACTATCACGGCTATAATGTGCCGAGCAACTACTGACCCCACGGAGAACACAATGGCACGAGTCACCAAATCGGCCCAGAACTGGCATGAGACGGCGCGTAAGCGCCTAAGCCAGACGATCGCCAGCGAGGAGCAAAGCCGCAAGAAGATGATCGAAACCCAGCGCTTTGTCCGTATTCCGGGCGCGCAGTGGGAAGGATCGACTAACTCCGGCTTTGCAATGGATGATGAACGTTTCGAGAAATACCCTCGATTCGAGCTTAACAAAGTGGCCCGCGAGTGCGACCGCCTGATCACTGATTACCGACTTAACCGCGTCTCCGTGGTATTCCGCCCGAAGGACGAAAAGGCATCCGAGGAGCTGGCCGATAAGTTAAACGGCAAATTCCGCGCCGACTACAACGAGAGCAACGGGCCGGAGTCCGTCGATAACACCTACGGCGACGGCATCGACGGCGGTATGGGCGCGTTTCGCATGGACACGGAGCTGGAGGACGAATTTGATCCCGACAACGAGGAGCGGCATATCGTGTTTTACCCGATCTACGACCCGGCCTCGTGCTTATTCGTGGATCCTGACTCCAAAATGTACGATCGCAGTGATGCCATGTGGATGGCCGAGCTTTTCAGCATGACCCCGGAGAAGTACGAGGAGCGTTACCCGGACGCGCTGGCCGCCGAGGACCTCATGGAGCTGAACACCGGAAAATGGTTTGACTGGGCCACGAAGGACGCGATCTATATCGCCCGTTACTACGAGGTGAAGATCGAGGACACCACCGTGATCTCCTATAAGAACCCACTCACCGGGGAGACGGAGGTCTACGACGAGGACGACATGGAGCAGGTCGAGGACGAACTCCGCGCCGCAGG